ACTAGGATCCAGAATAGCAGTATGTCTCTTCAGGTCATCCCTCCATAAAAACGTCCGTTTAAGAAAAGAACATTCATCTATGGTAGTGAAAGGATCCATTTGTGAAGATTTATTAGGAGAGGTAAAACCCAACAGATATATCTTCTCACAAAATCCTTTATAAGTTAAATTATTGAAGAAAGGGGCCACTTCGGGTTTTACCGAGGCTAACATATCATCTCCGTATAATCTCACAAGAACATAGAGAAAGAAATCTAGGTTCTTGGTTTCTCTAAATGTGTACCAGGCCACCATCAACATTATTAAACCTCTCAAAGAGTTGTCTTCTGCTGTTGCATAGCGTCCCGAAGGTTGCAAACCTGGGCACATCATTAAATCGAGATTCATGAGAATAAAAGGAAATAACATTTCAGTAAGTATACCTGAAACAATTAAGAGGGCGAAAGAATTATACCCCATTCCTTTAAGCACATTGTATACTACACTACTCGCCGCGTACCCTATGTCAAAAGGCATCCGTTGATCAAAAGACTTATAGTCCCCTTCCATAATGCAAGGAGAGAAAGAACCTAAATCAGCGTACAACTTTTCTGCACCAGTAAACATGTTTATTCCCACACATGTCCCAAATATATCCCCATGTTCGACCATTGAACTATAAAATGGGCTCAAAAACATACGTGAAACGATTAGGAAATCTAAAGGGGTCATATAAAAAACGCGAGTCTTTCCGTTCTTGCATTTACTTTCTTCTCTAGGTTCATCTTTAAGTTGTGCAGAATTAACTACACAAAAGGTGTCTCCTTTTTCATATGTATTTAAAATCTTCAAAATTCTTTCTTTGAGAACTTCGTTAGGTTCTCTAGTAGTGTCATCAGTAAGGGGCAGAAAATCCCTTTTTAGACCTTTAAACCCAAAACCTCCTGACGTTGAAGCATTTACCCTACGAATAAAAGGGTCTTGTTCAGCACCATTAATAGCCGTTTCTACATCAAGTGGGGACCACTTAGGAACTTTTCGTTTCCTAAGCTCTTTAAGAATACGTGTAGATAAAAGTGTAACAACCTTACGCATTACTTTACGATTTAGAAAACCTCTCTGTGCAGAAATTTCTCTAAGAGCATTATCCCACGGAGAAGTCCATCCGTTTTCAGCAATTCCGGG